GGAGGGAGATTAACTCCTCTGCTGCTTTCACATCAAAAGGGAAACCGTTCATAACTTGGATACGAACAATCTTAGCGAACTCATGCTCAAGGTAGTTTACTTGTGGTAAGCCTCCGAGGTTCTTCTTGAGAAAGAACTCATAAAGAGCTTTAGTAACCTCTACGTCTTGAACGCAGTAGTCTTCCATCTCTTGTGACCATTGCGACCAATCTTCTGTTTCACCGTGGTCGGACTTCTTGTTACCTATACGATAGCCCCAAGCCTTGAGGGAGTGACTACCAATAAGTTCTTTAGGGAAGCCGTCACGTTTGAAGTCATCGTTGCGTAGGTCAGGGAACATGAAGCGACCTATGATAGCTGTGTCGAGTACACCAGCGTGGGTGTAGCCGTAGAGCTTCCATAGAGCTACCGCGTCAAATCCAATAGCGTTGTGTCCAACAATGTGGATAGCTTTAGATAAACGGTCGAGTCCTTCTTGAATATTATTAGAGCGGTAACGGTGTGTACCCTCATCATCAATAACAACTAAGCAGTGGAAGTCTTTAAGGTCACTAAGTGTAGCCCAATCTTCAATGCCGTTGGTTTCTATGTCGAAGTATGCTGTAGGTTTCATATTTATAATACCTGACTATATGGCTGTGAGAACATCGGTCAACTTCAAAAGCACACCTTTAGATGTGTTATTGTCGCCACCACGTTTGTCGAACTTCGTACCTTTGAGGGGTTCGATGAGTTCTTTTAGACGCTCTGTAGGAATGAACAGTTTAAGGTTACCTACAACAAAGCAGTAATGCTCTGCCTCGGAACGAGAGACACCTGAAGGTTTACCACGTGACTCATACTCAATGTACAAGTTACCTGTACGTTTCGCCATCTTGTCTAACTTTACTTCTATCTTCTGATTAGCAAGCATATCGCCTACTTCCTTTTCTGCTGCTTGTCCTACTTCGAGGTCGTATTTAAAATTTGAACAGTATTTCATATATTATTGGTGTTGGTGGTTTATTATTTTGTGAATAGATTTGTGTTTAGATTAAGCCTCGTGAGAGAACGTTGAATGCCACTGCTGCACATTGCGGAACTTGTCCGTTACCAATGGCTTTAAGTCGGTGTACCCTATTGGCCACCCCATCAGCCACTCTACCCACGAGGGGTTCAGTTGGACTTTCGGCTGGGTCGTTGTGCCAGAAGGAGTCAACGAGTCCCTTATCGATTGATTTATCGTGTATTGAGCCGTGTGGCCGCTCTTCCTCAGACGAGTCCAATTTGGTTGTGTTCCTCTTTTGCCCATGTTGGCATCGGGGGTAGGCCAAGACCCACATTCTGTCTCTTTTGTGGGGCGCACCGACAGACCTAGCTCCGATAACTCCCCATCGAGCATTATACCCCAACGAGGCGAGGTCTTTGAGGACAACTCCGAGTCCCCTAGTGCGAAGCAGAGGTGAGTTTTCGGCAAAGACAAATCGAGGTTGTATCTCTTCAATGAGTCTCGCATATTCTTTCCATAAGCCTGAACGCTCTCCGCTAATTCCTGCGCCTTTACCCGCAGCACTGATGTCTTGGCAGGGGAATCCTCCAGCAAGAACGTCAACTGTTCCTCTCCACGGTTTTCCGTCGAGGGTGCAGACGTCGTCCCAGATAGGGAAGGTTGGTAAGATACCGTCTCGCTGTCTGGCGAGGAGGACATCTCTTGGGTATTGTTCAATTTCACAAGCTCCGATTGGATTGTGGCCAAGTAAGAGGTCAGCGAGAATGCCGCCTCCTGCTCCTGCGAAGAGGTGGAATGTGTTGAGTTGTTTATGCTCCATGTCATTGTTTATTATTTTGTGAATGGGTTAGTCTCGTCTTCGGTGTCCTCAAATAGAGGGTTGGTTTCTTCTGAAATGCGACCTGTCTCTTTATCGTAGAGAAGGCTACACGCTAGTCCTGTTTCACCACTAAAGCGGTTCTTTAGAACACGTAGAGCTGTACGGTTGCGGTTCTCTTTGTCCTGCTGGTTACGCTCAAGACCGATACACATATCGGATAACTGGGCGATAGCCGCTGAACCTCGGAGCTGTGCAAGAGATGTAGCTGCACCTTCTTCGTGTCCTTTACCTTCAGGACGCTTGAGGTGACTTACGAGAACAACACCAATCTTAGTTTCCTCTACCAAGCCACGTAGCTTAGTCATGGTGTTATCAATCATACGTCTTTCGTCACCGTCACCCATACCTGATACGATAATGCTAAGGTGGTCGAGAACTACGTAGTCAACATCCATAGCCTTAGCCATGTAGCGGATGTGTCCTAGGAGGTTGTCACTGTCGAGTGAACCCCAGTGGTCATAAAGGAAGAACCGACCAGAACCTACAGTTGCTTCATAGGCTTTGTCGTACTTCTCATCAGGTGTGAAGGGTTCGAGGTGCAGAGGGCGTGATAGTTCGAGACCGATAACACCGTTAGCTGTACGCTCTATGGACTCCTCTAGTGCAATGTAACCAAGCTTGCGGTCGGTTGACTTAAGGATGTGGAGTGCAATCTCTTTACAGACAGCAGACTTACCAATACCTGAGCCAGCACAGAAGGTAACAATCTCACCTTTACGTAGTCCACGTGTCATGTCGTTAAGACCGCTATAAGGATAAGGAATGCTATCGTTATGTTTAGGTGTAGTGAGACGCTCGTACAGTTCAGTACCGTCTACAATGTCGTCAGGTCTCCATACCTTAGCGTTCCAGAAAGCCTGAATAACTTCATCAGCTTTGTTAGCTAGAAGCATCTCGTTAGGGTCTTTCATAGACAAGCGAGCAATCTTACATTTACCTGCTGGTAAGATATGAGCAACACTCTCGGCTGCTTCACGTCCTGCCTTGTCTTCGTCAAACATAACAACGACTTCATCCCAAGAGGATAGCCATTCTAGTTGACGTTTGAAGACACTCTTAGCTGACTGTGCGCCACTAGGTAGTGATACTACTGGCCACTTGTTGCCTTGAATTTGACTTACTGTAAGAGCGTCAATCTCTCCTTCAGTAATAACAAGCTTCTTACCGCCATTCACCCATAGGTGCTGACCGAAGAAAACATTAGGTGTGCCGTTGCAATGGAAGCTCTTGTCTGCGAAGCGATACTTCTGAGCGACTTGAGTGCCATCGTTGTTGCGGTAGTTAGCAATGTGACAAGGTTTGCCGTTAAGCTCTCCGATTTGGTAACCGTACTTTACGCACGTTTCCTTGTGAATGCCTCTTGGTTCAATGGCCATGAATTGACCTTGAGTGAAGCCTAGTGGTGAAACTGATTCCATTTTCTGTGTAGGTGGTGTTGTGTTTTTGTTGTTACGATTAGGTGTAAAAACTCCACAGGAGTAGCACTTGGTGCTTCCGTCAGAGTTGTGTGTTAGTGCATCGCTGCTCCCGCAATCAGGGCAGGGTTGGTGTGTGGCTACTGCCGTTAAGTCATCCATTCTTCTGGTACTTGACCCTCGCACCACAGGAATCCGTGCTTGTCGCACCAATCCGAGTACGTGGTCTTGCTGTTTTTGTTGAGTGTGTTTGTTGCTCTTTGAAAGACAAAGCGTATGTCTAGGTCGGGGTGTGCTTCCTTCACTAGTTTGTGTTTGGTGCGGTCTGCTCCTGTCCAATATCCTTTAACCTCTAAAATTATGCCGTTATCCAGTATGAAGTCAGGCGTGTATTTGCAGGGACGCGAATAGTTTAGTTTCATAGACTCGTAGGAGTGGTGAACTCCTGCCCTCGTAAGAGCAGAAGCCACCTTTTCCTCGAATTTAGAACGAAACTTAGAAGGGCGCGTTGGGCGTTTCCGCTTCATCGTTGCTCTTGAATGTTTCTGTGAAGGTTTCTCCGTTACCCACGAAGCCGTCTTCTTCAGCACCGAAGCCAAAGTTACCGCTGCCGCCACCATACTCAACAAGGTCGATGACCTGTACAGCACGAAGACGAAGTGTGTAGCCGAAGCCCTGAGAAGGAACGAACCAAGTGTTAACCTCACAGGCCATCTTTAGTTCAGAACCGCTACCAATCTTAGGTGTTTCAATCTTCTTACCTTGGCTGTCGTAACAAGCCACGGAGAAGTCTAATGTACCTTTAGTCTTGGTGTGTACCTTAGCTTTCTGCTTGGCGAAGATTTCATAATCTCCGTCATCAGTAATGCGAAAAGGTTTAGAGGGAGCTTTACGCACCTTGTCTTTACCTTGTTTAGAACACTCAGCGCGGTACGCTGCTTCTACTTCTTTATTTACTTGAGCTTCAAATGCCTTGAAGTCTCCTTCAGATACGTGGAGCTTGCACGAAAACAAACCGTCTTCGTCAAACTTTGTGTCTGGTGTGTCAATACGCGGATAAACCGCGGTTCCTTTAGGGGATGTGTATACTTTACTCATTTGTATTATGTTACCGATTATTGGTGGTTTACTGTTCAGAAAGCAGAATGCTAACTGAAGAAATATGTACTGTTTTTGATTTTGGAGATGTCTGCTGTGCCGTATGTGGGTGGCTCTGGCAGTTCTAGTTGTGTTGTATGTTCTAATTGATGTTTCCAATCACGTAACAAGTCAACACTAAACATAGAAATAAATACATCTCTTAAACTTTTACTTAAGGCCTCGCACCCTGTGGCGTGTGTGCCGTAGGAATCGTGGATAAAAGCAAAGTCATATATACCAGCCTCCTTGTTTGCTTTGATGATAGTCTTATGCAGTGCTGCTGCGTCTAGACTGTGTACGAAGTTAGGGCTGACACCATTCTTCTGACGTACCTTAGATAGACGGTCGTCCTCCTCGCGGAAACGTACGTGGGTAGCGTTACCACTAATCCATGTGTTGATTTTCTTAGAGGTGAAGTTCAGGTACTCTTGGTGTACTGGGAAACCACTCGGAGTTACCCAAGAGATAGGCGCACCAGCATCTGTAAGTAACCCTGCACATTGTTGGAACCAATCCATGCACTGCTTAGGTTTGTCGAGAACACTCTCAATACCTTGCCATATAGCTTTAGCTAGTACGTGTACTGCTAGGTACTTCTCGTCCTCGTCAAAAGGCTTAGAGCGTCCAAGAGCGTGTATCTGTTCTTCGTACCACTCAGAGATATAAGCACGATTGCTGTACTCGGTGAGTCCGTAGCTGTAACACATGACAGGACGCTTAGTAGTCTTACGGTCGATACCAAACTCAAGCCACTTAGCTGCAATAGCGTCACCCTCGGATGCTTGGTCTTTGAGGAACACCTCTGCTTGTTTAGCTACAACACCATAGATGTCTGCTGGTGTGTCCGTAGGTGATACGTTAGTAGCTGCCATACCGTATTCGTCACGAGTAAGCATAGACAGAATCTGGAGGCCGTTGTTGGTAGCATCCATATTCACTGGGAGGAAGGAGTCTAGCTTACCCGTGTTGTGGAGCGTAGCCCATTCAAAGCACCACGCAAGGAATTGCCAAGGGTCATCTGCTTCTGTCCATAACTGTTCCTTTGTAGGATTAGCAGCAATACGGATAGCATCCTTAGCGAAGTTTTCAGCCCAAGCTACACGCTCGTCGAGTGTAACCTTATCGTAACCCCAAGTGTTAGCACCTTGTATAGCTAACCATTTGCGGTCGGTGGCTGTCTTAATACGTTTAGAACGTGCAAAACGTAACAACCCTCGGCAAGTATCAGAACCTTGGATACCTAAGAAGGCTGGGATGTTGTAAGCTCTACCACGGAAGTCACAATGTGTAGGGTAGAAGAAGCGGTTACCTGCAAGCTTCTCAGCGAGGTAAAGAACCTTAGATGTGAGCAGACGCTTGGAGCGGGTTGCCATGTTGCGTTTATGTACGCCTGAAGCCATGCGTTTCCAGCGAGCAGCTACACGTTTATCTACGTCAAAGTCGTC